TTAGACATAAAAATATTAAGTTGAACATAAACAATAACTGCGTTCAGTTTTTATTAAATAAAATTAAACTCAAAAAACTACACGCTAGAAGCATCAAAGACGCTGTAAAACAAGAGGTCACGATACCCTGTGCGAAGTTCATAATAGAGAACCCTAAAAAAACAGAAATCTTGATAAAAGTTGTTGACAAACAGCTAGTTATTAAGTAATATAGCGACATGAGTAGAACACAACAAAACATCATGAGGACCATTAAGAACACCAAGGGTCGTTTCTTCGGTCTTTACACTAAGCGTGGTGAAGCTCTTAACGCTCAATACGTTGACGATAGCCCGTCTTACGTCACCGTTTATGATCGTAACGCTTCTACCACTCGCAAGCTCGCCAAAAGAAGCCTTGCTGGAGTATATTTCCAAGGCTCTTCTGTCGGCAAAGTTTTCTAGGAGATACCAATTTTCTAGAATTTTAGTTTGCCTGATCCATAATGTATGTGGATCAGGCTAAACTTTTTTCAGGAAGAGCCTTTGTCTTCCAGTCCTCCAAGGTAGATTACTCCTCGGAAAAATCTTTGGTGGAAAAAATTTTTAAATCTTTACCTCAACCAGTGAAGGTAAAAGATGTTAAATTGCTAAATAGCTCAGTTGATTTTGATTGCTACAAGGTATTTTCCAAAAATAAGTGTTATAATATAAAGATTTCTTTTTCTGAAAACTGCCCTAGCTTAGTAAGGGAGTCAGACAGTTTACGTTTGGTTAAAAACCAAGTTTCTCCCACTTTATTACATTTTGATAAGATAAATATCGGAGAGGAAATAACTTATCTAATAAGCTCTCAAGAACAATCTTACCCATTAAATGACTTAGGTAGAGGGTTTCTTTTCGAAAATTTCTCAAGTTTTTTATTTTCTTGGAAAAAATTACTAGAGAATGATCCTCCAAAATACTCTATAAGAGACAACATTTCGGAGTTGTTATTTAATTTAAACTTTAAAGAATCTTTTTTTGAGGACGCTTATGAAGCAGCCTCAGAGATGGACAAATTCGACAAAGTAAGCTCTCTGATCAATGATATAAATCAAAATATCACAACAATCTATGATTCCTCTGTTTTAGAATCCACTCATTTTTGCCACGGTAATTTAAACCATAGCAATATTTTGTGGAGAAATGGTCTTTTTAAATTTTGTAATTTTAACAAATCTTTCTCTGGCCATCATTACTTGGATTTATCTCAATTAATATTACGCCTTGGGATTTCTAAAACTTCGAAAAGGAAGATGATCAAAGAATATTCTAAATACATGGATTTAGATTTTAATGAAAAAGAATACAAATTATGCGAAAAAATAAACACTCTTATGATTCTAGGCGAAATCCTAGTAAGGTATTTTACTGAGATATATATATTTGAATCATCTAGACCTGTTAAATTTTGTGAAATAATTACTTTGTTTAGCCAAAACCTTCAAGAATTTAGTAAATTTGATTTCTTTTCTGATTACAAATCTTTTTTAATAAAAATGATCTCAAGCCCGATAAATAGCCTATAAAATGTGTAATAACTGATATGCCTCTCCCATCTCCAAACGACAAAGAAAAAAGGAAAGATTTCATGTCTCGCTGCATGGTTGATCTTAGCAAAAAAGGTGAATTTAAGAATCCTAAGCAAAGAGCTGCTGTTTGTGTGAGCCAATTTGAAAAAGCCAAGGAGGAGTCTAACGCTTCTGCTGGAGAGGGAGATACTGAGTTTCTGGTGTTTACTTCAGCTGCTTATGACTACAGCGGAAAGAAAAAAGACAAAGAAAAGAGTAAATCTATGAAGAAATACTCTAGCTATGGCTCTCCAAATCCTCAAGATCATTACTTTGAGAAGAAAGAGGACGCAGAAAAGGACGCTGAAAAAATGGGTCTAAAGGGGATTCACACACACAAAGATAAAGACGGCAAAACTTTATATATGGCTGGGCCTAGCCATGAGGCTTTCATGAAAAAGCACAAAGAAATTCTCGAAAAGAAGAAAGAAAAGTCAGAGGCTATGGATAAAACCGACATGAAAGAAGTCTTTATGAGTCATTGTGCAGCTTATGATAAAGATTTGGTTGACACCACTGGTATGGACGACAAGAAGACATATGCGGCTTGCGCCATGCAGTATAAAAAAATGAAAGCTGACATGGAAGAGGAAGATGAAAAAGGACTGACTGAAAAACAGAAAAAACTTCCCAAGCCTATCAGGGATGCCATCCTGAAAAAACAAGCTGAAAAAAGCGATAGCAGTCTATGGGAAAACATCAAAAAGAAAAGAGACCGCATCAAAAGAGGTTCTGGTGAAAAGATGAGAAAAAAGGGTGACAAAGGTGCGCCTACGTCGGAGCAAATGAAGAAAGCTAAAGGCGATAAAGATTAAATTAGAAATGATTATATATGGACTTATGATAGTCATATATGGTTCAATTCTATAAGCCAAACGCTAAAAATCTCGGTAATGCTTTTGGATTCCGTATGGGGGTCCAAGGTAAATCTGAAGAACCTTGCGTCTACATGACTGCTATTAAGCAGCATTCTTGGAATGAAAAAACGCGCAATGGTTCTTTCGCTGAAAACGCTAAAAATCCAGAGAAGTCTATCTCTTTAAAGTTTAACGAAATGGAGCTTGGCGGTTTCATTTACGCCATAGAGAACTACGACAGCTTCAAGGCGTATCACACTTACGAAGACAACTCTACAGCGATCTCCCTGAATCCCTACACCAAGAAAAATGGGGATAAGGCTTTCTCTTTTACTGTTACAAGAAATTCTGCCAACAAGTTTGGTATTGGTCTTGAGCTTTCTGAAGCCTACTTATTAGTTCAATTCTTTAAGTTTGTCCTAAATAAACTGTTTGTCTATAGGGTAGATTCCTTTAAACAAAACTCACAGTAATATGAGAAAAAAAACCGTTCTGATACATTCTAACTTTTGCAAGGCTTTTACGGGTTTTGGTAAAAACAAGAAAAACATTCTCAAATACCTTTTTAAGACTGGCAAATACAGGGTTGTCGAGGCAGCAAATGGAAGGATAGCTGGAGATCCAAACAACGATTTATTACCTTGGGAGTGTCATGGTTGCATTCCTCAAAATTACAATCAGCTACCACAAGATAAACAGAAGGCTGCGGGTTACGGAGCATTGGAAATTGAGAATATAGTCAAAAAAGTAAAGCCAGATATATATATGGGCGTAGAGGATATCTGGGCTTTTGAAACAATGCCTCAACAATCTTGGTGGAACAAAGTAAACAAAATGATTTGGACTACCTTAGACAGCTTGCCAATTTTACAACAAGCTATTGATTTTGCTCCAAAGGTAGAGAATTATTATGTTTGGGCTTCTTTCGCTGAAAGAGAAATGCGTAAGCTTGGTTATGACCATGTAAAAACGCTAAGAGGATCTTTAGATACAGATCAATATTTTAGACTAAATGACGAGCAAAGACAAAAATTAAGAGCATTCCACAATATCGACAAAAATGATTTTATTGTCGGTTTTGTTTTTAGAAACCAGTTACGGAAATCTGTCCCGAACCTCCTAGATGGTTTTAAAATATTTAAAGAAAAAGTCAGCAACGCTAAACTTTTACTTCATACACATTGGGGTGAAGGTTGGGATATTCCAAGGCTAATAGAAGAAAAAGGTATAAATGGCTCCGATATATTAACGACTTACTATTGCAGCAAGTGTGATTCTTACAAGGTGCATCCTTTTGTGGGGCAAGGTAAAAAATGTCCTTTTTGTGGTAGCGAAAAAACTTACAACACTACAAATATAGCTCATGGAGTTTCAGAGGATCAATTAAGAGAGGTCTACAACTTGATGGATGTATATTGTCACCCTTTCACCAGTGGAGGACAAGAGATACCTGTGCAGGAGGCTAAACTCACAGAGTTAATCACTTTAGTTACTAACTATTCGTGCGGCGAAGATAGTTGTAGCGAGGAGAGTGGTGGACTTCCATTAAATTGGCACGAATACAGAGAACCGGGAACCCAATTTATCAAAGCTTCTACAGACGCTGGACACATCGCTGAGATGTTGGAGAAGGTTTACAAGATGACTCCTGAAGATCGTTTGGCAGTAGGCAAAAAGGCTAGGCAATGGGTGATTGATAATTTTTCTGTGGAGGCTGTAGGTAAGCAGTTAGAGGATATTATAGATAACATTCCTTTTGTTGAAGATTTTGATTTTACACCTGTGACCCTCAATGAACATTACTCTCCTCCACCTGACATCACAGCGGAACAGCTTGTTATTGAATTGTATCAAAATGTTTTGAACGATAAAGTAGATCGCAACTCAACAGGCTTCAAGCATTGGATGGGTAAAATTTCTTCTAGAGAGATGACACCTCAACAAGTTTTTGAACACTTCATTAAAGTAGCTAGAGACGAAAACGCAAAAAAATCTAAGCAGATTGACTTTCAATCTATTTTTTCAGAAGACGATAAAGGAAGAAGGGTTGCTGTTGTAGTTCCGGGGTCTGAGACCGATGTATTAATGGTTAATTCATTAATAAAAAATCTACAAAGAAAACATAAAAATCATAATATTTATATTTTCACAAAACCAGAAAACATAGAATATATAGAGGACAATCCAAACGTATATAAATGTTTGCCATATTCTGATGAAATAGACAACCCAGTGATTTTAGAAGGAAGGGGAGATCACGAAGGTTACTTTGAGTATGCTTATTTTCCTACAGTAACAACTCAAAAATTCCCCTGCTACATACACAACGGAAACTAAAATGTCACACATAATAGAAGAATACGAAAAAAGCCTTGGGGTAAAGAAATCATACCCGGTCGTCAATAGACATTTTTTCCCGACAGATTGCTCTAATTATATTTTAATCAGCAATCAACAGAAAGTCCCCTCCAAGATCTACTCGCATTTTTTAATGGCTGTTGATTTGCTAAGGTCTTTCTGTGATGAGAGAGGTATTAAAATTTACCTGCTTGGCTCTGGTGATCAAAAAGAATTCATTCAGGGCGTTGATAGGGTGTATTCAAACTTAAATTTTCGTCAGGAAGCTTATCTAATATCTAAAGCCCTTGCTTTGGTTAGTGTCGATAACGTCTACACTCAATACGCTAGTAGTCAGAAAGTCCCGATTGTTAATCTTTATGGCAATGTTTACTCCTCTGTTACAAGTGGGGCTTGGTCTAAAAACAAAATTGATCTAGAACCTACTTGGAAAGTAAAACCATCTTTATCTCATCAAGACCCTCATTTTTCCATTGATTCTATTTATCCAGAGAAGGTTGCTCAATCTGTTATTGATCTCATAGACCCTAAAATAAAAATTAATTTCGTGACCAAACATGTAGGTAAATCTTTTTACTCAGATAAGGTTATGGATGTTGTTCCGACTGAGTATGTAAACATGCCTCTTCTAGAGGGTAAAACATTACTGCTAAGACTAGATTACGGATTTAATGAGGAGGCTTTTTTCCAGTATTGCAATTCACATGAATGCGCTTTAATACTTCGCAATAATGTAATACAATTAGCAAAACTGCAACCTGTAGCCCGTAACATTAAAAAAATAATAATTATATTAGATACGTTGGATCAGAATATTGATTTAAGGTATTTTACAGCTCTTAAGAAACTAAATATAGATCATCAGATTATCATAGAAGACGAATCTATTTTAAACGATGCTAGGCTTGAATACTTTGATCAAAATGTCACGCTGTATGATCCAATTAAAAAACGTCCCGATCATATTCCCGAAAACGCATATTTCTTTTCTTTTAAAAAGGTCGTAGAAGGTTCAAATGTCTACGAATCAAAAGCTCATTGGAAAAATAGACAATTATCTGTTGACAAACAGACCAAGATACTCGATACTCCTGAGTATTGGGAAGATCTAGAATACTATTACATCTATGAGCAAAGTGAAAACAGCTAAAGTAACCAAGATTGGCAAGACAAAATCGGCTCCAGTCAAAAAAGCATATGGGCCTGATTTATACAGGCGTAACGAGCATGGCTTGCTTGAGAACGTAGATTACGTTTTTAATGATGACGGCTCTGTGGATTGGAGGGCTATGATCAAGTCTGAATTTCTCTACCCTAATAAGGGGTGGTTTGAAGCTAGGAAGCAGTCCGTGCCAGAATCAATCAAAGGCTTGGATGATAAGCAACTCCTCATCATGCTTGGCGGCATCAAGGAGTTGGCTAAAATGAGAGGCTATCACACCGTTGATTTCAAAGTGGAGAATGTTTCAGACGGTTACGTTACTGCGAAATGTCAGATAGATTGGATAGAGAACTATGAGTGTCGTTTCGGCGGCATCACTCCTCGATATTCAGATGTAGCGAACGCTAGCCTGTCAAATACAGATAACTTTTGCGCTAAGTTTTTAGAAACGATTGCTTGCAATCGCGCTTTTGTTCGCTGTGTCCGCAACTATCTTAACATCCACATCGTTGGCGCTGATGAGATTGATCGTTCTGGAGGTTTCTCAAGCCCCTCAAGCACAACGGAAGATGCTGTAGAGTCAAATATTGTTCCTGTAACTCCTACTGGTATTCTAGAAAAGACTGCTAGGGAGAAGCTCGGGGTTTCCTCTTTTGAAGATTTCAAGAATCACTTGAGAAAGCTCTGGAAGTCTGACAAGTATCGCAACGAAGAAGCTCAAAATTGGAACAGCTTTGGAGACATATCTGCCAAGGAAGCGAGGGTTCTGCTTGCTCTTATCAGTAAAAAATGATTGAAAGGATTACAGATCCAGAGAAGATAAAAAAATTATGTGACGATCTTGGCGAGCTTTTTTCCTCAAGTGAACAAAACGAGGAAGGACACTTTTTCGCTAAACATGATCTAGAGACCATAAAAAACACTTATGCTAATAAGTATTTGCTCGCTTGGGATGTTTTAGTCTGGGCTAATAAAACAAACGGTCAGTATGATGCTGCTATTGTTTTTATGAATGACAAAAGTGCAAAGTTTGGCATCAAGATTTTCTCTGAATTCATTTGGTTCTCTGAAAATCCTAAAGTTGGATACAAGTTATTAAGAAAGGCATTAAAATACGCCAAGGAAAAAGAGTTTGATTTAGTGTCCATGAGTGTTATAGAGAGACACCCTAAATCAGAAAAAGTAAAAAGCTTTTACAAGAAAATGGGTTTTGTAAAAGACTGTGAAACTTATGTGGTTAAATTATGAATAGAAGAATAGCAAAAAAACTTAGAGCTATTGTAAACCCTCAAGACGAGGTTTCTAAAAGGGTTTACAAAAGACTTAAGAAGCAATATTTATCGCTATCTAAAGAGGCTAGACCAGTTTTTCTAGAAGAAGTAGATTATTTTTTAAATGGAGAAAAAGAACAGTTGGACGACAAGTAAACTTGGAGCCTTTTGGATTAAAAAAACAAAGGATGACAAGCAGTATTTATCTGGAGTTATAGATGTCCAGTTACCAGATGGCTCTACCAAAAAAGTAGCCCTTGCTATTTATAAAAATGACTTTAAAAAGGGTAACAATCCAGACTTCAACGCTTATCAAATGGACGTTCGCAATATGCTGTAGTCATATGGCGTATTAGCGTCCATTTTAACCTCTAAGTAAACATTGCTACTATCATTGCTGATACAAAACTCTGGTCTGGTGCCATAATTATCTAGGCTTTGACCATACTCTTGCACTTCATAATCTGTATCTGAACAATGTGTTAGTGTCACCATTAAGTTTGTGGTGTAAATATTACATGAATTGTCTTGGACCTTACACATGTAGTGAATATTATGATGAATTGCTTTTACAATAGTATCAATTTTTACTGTTGATGTGCTTGTCTCTCTACCAGTTATATAATATATACTCGCTTCGTCTGGGGAAGGAGTTGATAAATCTGTGCTTGGAATCGGGCTGATTCTTACTCTGTCTGTTGCGACCTCATTAAGAGGATCTGGTTCAGCAGCAAAACTGTGTGGACCTATTCCAAATTCTAATCCAGCTCCGATTTTACTGTATGGGACTAGGGTAAAGTTATAATATTTATTATTCAACGCGCCATCTCCCATGTCTAAAAGGTCTGCGGTCAATTCTATCTGCTGATTCTTTGATTGGTTAAGAGCAGGAACCACCCTTATAAGATTCTCTGGGCTAGTAGCAGGGAATGCGACAGGATCACTATTTGTAATTCCTGTAGCTCCGTAAACATGCACTCCGCTAAATCTTGTATATAAGGGACTATTTGCGTAATTAATATTAACTAATATAGATCCAGTCCTCGGGGCTGATGTGGTATCGAAATCTCTGTTACCCGTTCTTTCATCTATCCCGGCAGTTGAAAGATTGTCTCCAGAGAAAACATCTTTACTTGCTGGTGTTATAGTAGTGTCGTAAGTAAACACACCAGAGCCATCCTGAACTGTGACACTGTTAATCAAAGGAACATTGGCGAAAGTTTTATAGATTGACCTATGAGTTTCAGCATTAGTCGATGGATCATTGATACGAGATTGAATCGCAAAATTTCCGCTGTAAGATCCAAAAATATCTTTATTTTGTTGCTCACTAACCGTGATGCTTCTAAGTGCCACACCAGTATAAAACTTCTCTAAGACAATGTCTGGATTTCCTGCGGCATCCGTGCTGCCATAGGTTAGTATGTCGATTTGTTGTTGACCGATAAAAGGATTTGAGTTTATTTCTGAGCTATTTGTTACACTTTGAGCATATCTGTCCAAATAGCTAAACACAAATGTTACGTCTTTATTAAAATGAACGCCACTTCCACTAGCAATCATTTCAGGCTCACCAGTAAATAGTGTAAAATTAGCTCCGGTTTCTAAAACCTTGCGGGTATCCGATGGATCTGGAAAGTCTATAATCATTGCACTTGTATATTTTCAGTCTGCGCTTGTGTTAACTCAGTAGTAAAATTGTCAACTACTGCATTGTAAACTCCACTTGAAGAAGGCTCTGAGTCAAAATATTTTTTAAATGGATCAGAAGTGTCGCCTAATGCTTTAACATAATATATATAATTACCTATTGTTGTTATACCTGAGAACGTCCCACTGAACATATCATTATCTGTTCCTCCTGCGGTTCCACCTATGTTATCTAATTTTACTTCTTGTATTGAATTTGGATGTCTTAGTGATACAGCATATCCAGTAGCGTTAGTTACAGCTCGCCAACTTCCTGTTAATAATTCTCCTGCTCCCCCACCTATACTATACCCCGGTCCAAATCCTACTTTTATTATTTCTGGATTACTTAGGGTTTCATATTCTACTTCTCCAACTTGATGAGTAGCACCATAACCAAACGTATTCGTAGGTTCGTCAATTGATACTGAGTTTTCAATTAAATCAAATTTACCTGTGATATATTTTGTCGCTATAACACCATACTCATTAGTATTCTCCTCTCTTATCGAGAGTATTTTGTATGTTTGATCATGAGAGCTTTTTCTCTTCAATCTGTATGCGCTTCCTTGAGGAATAAAATCAACAAGATTTGCATTTACGTCAGTTTGGTCAACAAGAGCAATAGATCCAAACCCGGTATTGTTAACACCCGTTATAGCAAGTTCTGTTATTTGTGGTTTTGTGAAAACTTCAATTTCACTTTCTAAAACACCATGTGTTAGGTTAGATAATTGGCCCTCGTCATTTTGAAAGAAACCTGATATGGAAACCGGATCTCCACGCCTTGGGTTTCCTTGCCCACCAAGACCACTCGCTGCTCCATAAGGAAATGCAAACCCTGTATTTAAAGCTGCCAAAGTAGTTCCTGTTTGGCCAATAAATTTGTCATAAGTTGGGTTATTTTGGAAAGCTTTCTCCAAAGCGAAAACCCATCCGGTAGTTCCTGTATGGAAGTAAATTATTCTTGTTTTTCTGTTTGAAACATGGCCGGGATCTCCGGTGTAAACTGGATATTGTCTATGGTATTCAAAATTTGCAGTGCCAGCCTCGTCCCTCAAATGATCATTCCTATCTACATAATCTGCGTATCCATCTGAATAGCCAGAGAACTTATAAGCCCCGGTGAAGTCGGAGAATGAAATTGATGTAAATCCGGGGTCGCTTGCGTCTCCGGGGTTATCTGGGTTACGCGATAAAGAAGGGTCACTATCGTGACTTGAGGTTCTTGTCACCTTGTAGTGCGCTCCCGTTCCAGTTATATGGAAACCAGTTAACCTAACTCTCCCCAAAGCCTCCTGTTCTAAGTCTGTTTGCGTTTGTTGCCCAGTGGGAGTGTATATAGTAATACCGCTTTCATAAGTGCCTAATTCAATTGGCTCACTTAGTCTAATTCTTTTTAAATTATGCTCAGTGTTTACATCTAATACTCTACCAAAATTAGATTTAAGAGATTTTAATTCATCTTCAATTAGAATCAGGTCACCCGGTTTGCAGAGTAATGCTTCTGGCCCAGTCGTAAAAGATACGTTCTGATTTTGTTTTATTGTTTGGAAAATTAAGTGACGACCTACTCTATTAGCCATAGCTCTAGATGTGACACCCAAAGCGTTAACTTGCCTTTTGAATAAGCCTCTTTGTGCTATATCTTCCTCGTCTTCTATATATTCAACCTTGGTCTTGTAATCGTCGAAGCGGTCGATATAAACGACCTCTATAGCGTTAAACTGCTCATCTCTTCTGTTGTTTGAATAAGTGAATACTGCGTCTCTTACATTTGAGTTGGAAAACAGAGCAATGGGATCTCTGATTCTATCATCTAAAAAGTTTATTTCCTTGTTGTTGTAGAAAACACTGCCTCTAAACAAGTTAGCTATGGTGTTAATAGCATCAATTGCTTTTGTTCCCTGTTCGAACAATATGTTGCAAGAATATCTCGGCTCCAACCCTCCTCTACCGTCAGGAACACCATCAAACTGTCCCAAATCGTTAACAGCATCGCAAAACCTTCCTATCTTATACAAATCCCATTTGTTAATATCTTCCTTAGCGATGTGTTGTCCTAAGCCGTATCTATCATTCGTCAGTAAATCATATAAAATCCAAGCGGGGTTGTCAGTCCAGCCAAACTTAAAACTCCCGTCCCAGTCTCCTCTATAAACCTCTCTGTTTTCCGGTTCTGCGTTTAGTAGGTCAGCTTTGTTGTCGTAGTATCTCTTATCTTTTTGTAGGTGGTCTTCTATTAAAGGAAAGTAGTTGCTTGGTATTTCAACCTGCTTTAATCTAGCTTCATATGCTCTAGTCGGGACACTTGAGAATGTTCTTGAGTCAAGTTTTATCCCAGCCATAGCTGAGAAGGGATAACTGCAATTAACATTTATAATTTCAGTTATCTTTAATAAATCAACATCCTTAGATACTAATACAGAATTTGTTTCTGTGGATAGCTTTGTTACTTTTACATATCTTTTTTTTGCAACTCCCTCTAAGCTATTATTGGTTTTTGCAGTATAAACTTTCGGCAAAGTAAAAGCAGTGAAAACATTATCTGAAGTTTCACCCTCTCCTATTTGTTTTATATATTTATAGCTATCTTGCCTAAACTGATTTGAATCTGGATTTCCTATATCAATTATGGTCGGGCTTTCAATTAAAGCAATAATTTGAAATTTTTTATTAATGGTGGGAGCTTGCTGACCAATTTCATTTATTTCACCAACTTCTACCTCGACATTAAGAACAGAGGGAAATTTTGTTCCAGCATCTAAGTCTGTCCCAAGTTCTGTGCTGGCTGTATCAAACAAGTTATTTACCTGTAAAGTGACAAACACTTCTTCGACATTTGGGTTTTCCACAATGTGAGTTACAGGAATAGAATCCTCGTCAAAGGCTAGTGTTCCCTTGTCCCAATTAGAAAAATTTACTGTGCTGCTTGATTGAGTCCGTTGATCCACAGAACCCTCGTTATCTGGTAGGGATCTTTTTTCTCCATCTGGGTCACTTAAAGTATAGTCTTGAGTTAAAACACTTTCATCATGTTTTAAAGTTTGTATTTCGGCTCCTATTCTAAATGGCCCTAATAATGCATTGGCTTTTTCATGATCTATAAAAACCTTACTAAAGTATCTAAATGGAGGTTGGTCTTCTTCACCGAGCCTCATTTCATTTAGTATGTTTGAGTAGTTGTATTTTTGTGCTAATGAGGGTGTTTGAAACTCAGTAGCGTTTCCGACTGCGAACCTTTCCAGATCTTTTAATACTTTTGCCTGTCTTGAATTTATATACAACTTCCAGCCCCGTTGATCTGGCCTTTCTTTGGAAGCCCAAACTGTTGCAGTGTCTATAGCAAAAGCTATGAAACCTCCAACTTCTCCATCCCATTCCCCGTCACTATCTAAAACAGGATAAAGAAAGTTTATAACTTCCCTCATATTAGACGAATTGCCCTTGAATCCTATTATTTTGTCATTATCGAGTGCGACATTGGTAGCCGAATCCGAGGATGTAGTCATAAAGATGTCTGAATTACTTACCGTAAATCCTTCCCCTATATCTTGTCCTTTGACAATAACAAGAGCGACATCTCTCTGATGTAATGCGCTAAAGTCTTCGCGATCTTGACTCCAAGTATAAGATTCTAGGTATTGCGAGATGTGTCCCCTTAAAATTTCCTTTATATTCCTATCAGGAGGTGATTCTATACCAAAATTTGTAAACCTATTATTTATGTATTCTTGTGTTTTAGTCAGGCTATTATCATCTGTTTCTGTGAATTGTAGATCATCAAAGCCGCCAAAAGCTTCAATTAGTTCGACACCTACGTTAGCCACGCTTTCTCCTTCGTAATTATTGTGATAACCTACATAAAAAATATTCTTAGTATTGTGTTTAGCAAAAGTCCCATTTCTTGAGGATACGTTTAAAAAACGCTCTGGAATTTGACTTGTGTTATTATTATAATTAATACTAAAGTTTCTTGGCCCTAAAAATTCATAATACTCAAGATCTTTTCGGCTATTTCCATCGTAATCCCAGAACCTACAGGCGATAAGTTGAGAACCTGCGATGCTCATGCCAAAGCTTCCGGGGCCACCACCTCCTATGACCCCTCCAGAGTTTCTCCATGCATTGGTTTGGCTTACCCATTCGATTTGGGTGCCAAATGGTCCGAAGGCATTAGGGGCAGTATTTGTTGTATGCGCTGACCTTGCTTGCAAAATATCCTGTCCAAGATCGTTAAGTATGTCAGATATGTCAGTATTTGATTCAATAAAAGTGTTTTCTAATCCTCCAGCTATTCCTTCAACAAATCCATCATTAGTCTCTGCTACGGCAGTTCCCTCTAAGTAAATACCTTGCAAATTTGACACACCTTTTAACGCGGAGCCATTTTTGTTTACCAAACCTTTGATCGGTCCATCACTGATCAAATCAATAACTTCAGCATAACTGAACGAGGAAGCAAGCTGGTGGATTCCCAGCTTGGGAGGTTTAAGCACTGGGGGTTTTGGCTTAGGCTTTTTCTTACCAGCACCCTGTGCAGAAAATTTTCTTTTGTTTTGTAAGTGCTTCATGTCCTGTTGGTGATTACGCCATAATCAGAATCTCCATCCAAAAGGTTAAACGGATTAGCTGCCATAGCATCAATGCTTGTTTGATTTTGAGGAAACGATTTAAGGCAAACCTGAACGACTTTAGAGCCGACTTTTAATCTACCAAAACCAACTGGGACCGGGCTTCCTTGTGAAGCGACATTGACTTTATTCGAAAAGGTGAATGATTCTTGCAATGCTCTTGTAGTTGCTGATATGGGTTCTGGGGCTTCTGGTTGAGGGGCTAAAGCCATCTGCAAACCAGTAGTGACAGCTGCCAATAAAGCCATAGTGATAGCCTGTCCGAAGCCGATGCTAGCTACTGTCGCCCCTAAGAATGTGGTTCCCCCAGCAAGAAGTGCTGGTAATAATATCGGTCCAGCTCCGACAATCATTGGAACAATGTCTATTGTTTCAGGCTTTTTATTTATCTCTAATTCGTTTAAATTAGAAATATTTTTATTATCCACAACAATTCCATACTCAAAACCTTGTCTCGCCAAACTAGCAATTCTATTTGTGAAATTTTTTTTGTTGGCATCAATAGCCCTTACGACATCTCTGGCTCTATCTAGGTTGTAGTGAAAAACTGAACCGAACTCCCTAGCCAACATACCATGTAATCTAATTTCAGTCATAGCTTATCCTTAAACCTGTTAATAATACTTACATCTGATTCTGATGTTTTGGGCGAATAAATATTAAATTTTTGAGTATTTAAGGAATACACCATGAAAGGAATGCATGAATTCTCTGACATTTTTATATCAAACTCAGAAAAATTCTCGTCTCCCATTATGTGACTATGAAAACACATAAGTAAATTAAAATCATTTTTAAACAATAAATACTCAACAGGGTCTATACAGAAAAAGTTTTTAACATCTTGTGAGATATTATTTGCTTTTTTGATAATGTATTTACCGTCTGTCTTACCTATAAAGCCGCAAATCTCTTGGGCTGGGTTTTTATGAGATAATATTTTAACTTTATTTAAAATATCTGTTATTCTTTTAGATGAATAATTCATGCCTGAAAAGTAAATCCGTCTGTTCCGGGGAAACCTCCAAAGGGTAAATGATAGTATTGAACCGTCCTTTCGTGTTCAACGGTCACTGGTCTCATGTAACTTTTTCCACCTGTAAATACATCATGATAACCAGTCAGCGAGCGGGTGCCATCATCGTTCTCCGATGTGAATAAAGGATTTGAGGCTGATTCCCCAGCACTATTAAATCTTCCTGTTCCCCACCAAGCTACTAAATTATCTCTGAGATCAGTCGATGCGTCTGAATAATTTTTAAAAGTTGAAAATGTATCTCCTTCTACCAAGTTCCCGTTTTCATCCTCTGCTTTTTCATTTACGTTTTGCAAAAGGTTTCCTATTTGGCTATCATCAAGTTTTTTTTGCCAAATGGCGCATCCAATGTAATCAGCTTCGGGAGAGTAATGAGCTGTTCTAGTGGCTATCGCAGCACCAGCACCAAAAGCGTTCAAATTAGCCCCCAAAGAAAAACAGTTACTGATTATATGCACATCTGCACCCTCACCAAATTGTGATTCAATTTGAAGAGTCTCGTTAGGAGTAACAATATCACCACTTATTTGATAGCTGTAAGTTTTCAATTCCTTTAGAGTGCTATCATAGGAAAGGGCCATTAAACGCCGCCTAGAAAATACATTTGGCCCAAAATACATAATAGCTGATCTAAAAGTATTGTTTGATAGCTTGATTGGCACTCTAGCATAAATATTTCTTCTTCTGTCATTAGGCCAAACTAACTTTCCTAAATCTTCAGCAGCATCAATGGTCTCAGGACCGGGGATTCCCGGCGCAGCAGCAGTAGGATGTCCGAGATCTCCAAGCCACCCGCTTCTAGTATCTAGATATGCTGACCATGTTTTGCCAGCATTAATTAGGTCCACATAAAGAGCTATTGTCCAATCTTTGTTTGTTCCATCTGAATTTCGGTAAAACCCTGTCACGGTTTCATGGGAGCTTAAAAAGAATCCATGATGTCGAGTTGCATCCTCTCGGGTATTATGGTAACCGCTAATCTTTACAAAACTTTCTTGATGTTCTGTCCCAAAAGTCTCGTATTTTATTGTGCCTTCATCGTTGAATCTTAGTTTACAAGAAGATAATTTTTTATTACATCCATCTTTAGCCCAATATGTTGGGTTATCCTCTGGTCTTTGTCCAGTGTTCCCAGAAACACAAACATACCAAGTTTTCATGGGAAGGACGGTGCCGGGACCGCCTCCACCAATGGGGTGGATCATGACTTTTGGATTCTCTATATAAGATATGTCAGAGATATTATAACCTCTACTTGGGTTCCACTGAAAAACTGCGTCATTTGTATTGAATTCTGTTTGGTCAGATGTTTCAAGCGGCACTACAGGATCTCCTGTCCCGGCTACTTTAAAACCTTCTCCATCCTCTTGATTTATTGGTGGCCCTTCGTATCTGCATCCATGCCCTCTGTAAGTCCAGTAACAATACTTTCCTAATATTCTGCGGTGATTAACCTCAAAGTTTTCTAAATCTAGTGGCGATGTTAGTTCGAATTCGACAAATACTCTATTTTCTTGAGTTTTTTGGCCGATAACATATTTTTCCTCAGATATCTCCGCTGAAGAATCTGCTTCTCCGAAAGGGTTGCCAGCATCAAAATTTATGTCATCAAGATATTTTATAAAGGTCCGCTTTCTTATTATCTCCGCATTTTTAAAATCAGAGTTATTCTGGAGCAGACTAGTTACCAAGAAATCTTTGTTAGCCACCTTTATCTTGGGCCTTGGTAGTTTACCGTTTGCAGTTATCTCAAAACCTTCGGCTTCTATTGGGACAGGTAAATACTTTACTCCTTGCCAAGTAATTGGGTTTTTAAATATAGAGCCTCCATGTATATCTATTGAAAGGTTGGGTTTATTTACTACATCTGGAAATATACGATAAAACTCAACTATCGCCGTGGGTTGTAAGTCCAGCAAACTTCTAGCTATCTTATCTTCTCCTTGTCCCATATTTAAATATACACAATTCTAGCTATTATAGTCTAAAACAATGGAAATTAAACAATCTACTGAGCCTGATTTGCTTTTTAAAAATCATTTCATTGAGTTCTGCGAAAGGTCAAAACCTATGGATTTTTGCCAGATCCCTTCTAGAAGATTAAGAAGAGAAAAAATAAAACAATATCTTAACGAGTGGTGCAAAAACGCAAAGATATATCAAGCCCATATAAACAAAAAGTTTTTAGTTGGCGGTATCTTCACGGAATCAACAGACAGGGTTGAACTAGAGTTTGGGTTTGGTAATTTTAATAATTTTTATCACAACAAAATAGCAGAAGGCTGGCACCTTGTTTTGCTTGAGGTGTTTAAAGATTCGGGTAAAGAACTAATTACAAGCCCACTTCGTAGAAAATATAAGGCAAAAAGTTTGTTGAAATGGTTCCAGAAATACGATAAGATGTGTAAGACAAAGAAAGTCAACGGACAATTAATAGCGACTTGGAATAAAAATGACTGGTCAAATTGAGATCATTGGGGCTAACAGTGGGTTTGAGAAGATTAAGGGTAAGAAGTTTACTGGTTCAGTATTATACCATGAGGGTGTTCATTCTCTGGAATTAGACGGAGAAAAATACTGTTTTGAAGTAAAAGATGTTTTCGTTAAAGAGGGCGCGATAGTATTAAATGGCTGGGCAAGTGACGAAAAATTGCAGCTTGGGAGAATTTCTTTAGCTTTAGTGCCAAATAATTCTTGACTACACTGTGGACAGGCTTAATATCGCTGCGTTCGCAACATATTTTTAGTTACATACAAACAAAATAATGAAGGAAACGAAGTATCGAGTATTCGACCGTAAGGACAAATATCAGCAAACCTATTCCCCTGAACTGGACGGCAGTCTAGAGTGGGCTATACAATGCGCTAACCACACTCAAGGGAGGGTTGAGGAAGTGACACTCGAAAATGGTGAGGTTGTATCTTCTACAACTATATACCCCAAAAAGAAAAGAAGGTGAGTTTAATTTCCTCAGTTTTAAAGTCTTTAGAGCTTTTTCTCCAACTCAAAAATAATTCTTTTTATTATGAGATAAGGGAGA